GGTGTGCCGAAAGATGAAATAGTGTCATTAAATATAGACCCATCAGATTTTCTTAAGATAAAAATTGATGTGTTGTCATAAGTCAAGCTTCCATCAGTAGCAGAACCATAAAGAACAAGATAATTACCAAGATCAATTTTTTCTGATGTATTTATTTCACCTAAATGTTTATGTTTTAGATAAGATAATTGAATTTGTCTTTGGAATTCTCCAACAGTTTCATTTATCTGATTTCTTCTCTCTTCATAAACGATTTCAGAAACTATGTTGAAGTCTGTATATGTAGGATCAGCTTCGTAAATTACAGATGCTAAATAAACAGCATTAGAATAATTATTGTATTTTGAGTCAGGAATAACAGGGCAAGTTATATTACAAATTTCGTCAGATAAAGTTGAAATTCCAGATTCAGCCCAAGCGTAAAAAGTGTTATTTATAGTTTGTCTAAAGTAATGTGGTTTTTCTGTTTTTGCAGCATATTTGTCAATTATTCCATTTCCAGGGCTAACTTTAATACATTGTTTGAAAGCATCTTGGAAATAAAGATTTGATGAACCTAAAGTGAAATTTGTTGACGAAACTGCACCAATCCAGAGTGTTTTTTCGTTTGTCGTTCCAGAACTTACATAAACAACAAAATTATCAGAATATTCAGATGAGACATCTAAAGTTGAGTGTCTAGTCCAAGAACCAGAAGCTACAGTGTAAACACCATTTTGTGAAGCTGTAGATTGATTTTTTACTAAAACAATGTTTCCAGCAACTACAGCAATTCCATCTATCGTTTGAGTATTTGAAAGTGTAATGTTGGCAGTTGTAGCGACTCGGCAAGAAGTAGAAAATTCAAGATTTAAAAGTGATAATTTTTGTCCATATTCACTTGTAGCACTTGAATTAAAGCCATCAAGAAGTAAGATTTGATCTGCTCTATTGTCAGCTAGTTTAGTAACATCCCAGCCATTTATTACTCCTGGTCCAAAGAAAGAGTAAATGCCTGAAAAATTGGTTTCAGCTGTAAGCATATTTTCATAGTCATAACCTGGATACCAAATATCGCCAAATTGTGAATATAAAAACTTGTAAATTGATGTACGATTAGCCATTACTACCTACGGAGTTGGATTGAATTTAATGCTAGCATCTCCTATGTCAAGTTGTACGGCAAAATCATAGACCATAGATGGAGTTGTTCCTACGCTTGTGAGAAAAATTCCAAATCTAATTTTGCTTGATGCTTCTGACAATTCGAATGTTTGATTAGGTGAAATTACTGTGTAGTTTGCAAAATTGAATGTTTCGTTTGTATCACTAGAAGTTGTGTATCCGTACACGATGCTACCATTGTTTTTTAATTCGTTAGAAGTGAGTAAACCTCTTTTGATCATAGGAGCATCAGTGTCGTAATTTGTTGTGTCAAACATTCTAGTGAAGAAATAACTTCCTGTTGATGAAGTGTAAGAAATAGTCAAAGAAAGTAATTCTGGGGTCACATTTGGAGTTGCTGTAATAAGTTCAACTTTATATTGTAACCATTTACCAGAATATGCAGAAAGATCTACAGATAAAGATTGTGCAGTTGTTGGAGCAAGATTATCATTTATGGATGATAATGATTGAGCGTCACCATAACTTGCTGCAATACATTCTGCTCTTGTATTTCCAGTCTTTACATAAATCTTGACTTGAGTACCATTATCTAAAGTAGCGTCTGGAGTTGATGGATATTTGTTTAAAATTAAGGCAACAATTTGAGACCAAGTAATAAGTGTTGGTACATATATTGGCTGAACTTCATAAATGCCGTATTCTCTGATTTTACGGTCAGGAGCGTACACTGGGTAAGTTCTTGAAGGGGGAACATAAATCCCCTTCCTAGATAACGAGTTGTCAGCATTCTTTTGAATTTGATAGATAACGCCTGAATTATTAGTTGTAGATAAATTCTGATTATTAGTATTAGTATTTGTCGTTGTTGTGGGTGTAGTATTTGCATTTGTTTGACCCTGTGTTTGATTGTTGTTTTGATTATTTTGTGTATTTCCAGTAACAGGACTAATTGTTGTATTTGAGTTTGAAACTATAGTGGTATTTGTATATTGAATGAATGAACTAGTATTATTAGCTGTATTTGCAACTTGTATCATTCTGTCGTTGATTAAAGGAAATCCATTTGTATGCGCAGGAAGAGCTACACCTTGAATATTGCCTGCTTCGTCCTTAAATCTGGCGTAAATATATCTGCTGTTGTTTTCATATGGTGTAGTAGTAAATTCGTAAACGCTTCCATCCATTCCGGCACCATAGAAAGTATTTCCAATTGCAGTGACAGATTTTACTTTGCTTGAACCATAAAATTGAGATGACGGAATTGCTTCAAAAGTTTCTCCAGCTGCTTTTTGCCATAATAATTTAAAAGTAGTTCCAGATCCAACGTTATTAGTCGTTTGAAGCTTTATCTTAAATACATCACCTTCTGTTGCATTAAAAGCATTAGTTGAATAAAGTGTGGATAAGGTTGTTGATTGATTGTAATTACTTATCTGAAGAGTGTCATTTACAAACAAGTTGTATCCTACACCACTGTCTACTCTAAATGATAAAGCACCATCTTTAGAAGCCAGAACAGCACCTTCAAATGTTACGGAACTATTTGTAAAACCAGTAGGAGAAATAAAAGAGCTACCAATTGATCCTGTGTAATTTATTGCTTGGGTTTGCCCTCTGTATGCAATAAAATTATAACTTTCTATATCTCCCAAATCTGTCCAAGTAATTCCAGATCCAGTGTAAGATCTCCATGTAGCGTTTAATTGATTTGTGTTATAAGAGTAGGAAACTATTTTTTTGAAATTACTTATGGATTTGAAATATCCATAAGTTCCATTGTCAGTGCTAACATAAATATAATTACCATTTGGATCATCAAAGATAGTAAAAATATGATCGGAATATGTATCATAAAGCTTAGCCCAAGAATTAGCTGTTGCATTTGTAAAAGATAACTCCCAGATTTGTCCACCTCTAAATCCTACTAAAACAGAATTTCTAGTTACAGATTTGGTCATACATTCAATATTGTCAAAATTTGATGATAATGTCTGCACCCACTCAGCATTGTAATATTTATAAACTGCTGATGCTCCACTACCATAATCTCCTCCTACACCTACGTAGAGAGTAAATTCTTTTGCAGTAAGGGCAGAAACTTGATTGTAAGAAGTAAAAGTTTTAAGTTCAGATATTGCTTTACCATTGTATTGATAAACTGAACAAGAACTAGTTGAGCCTTTTGTTGATCCTAAAAATAAATTATTTCCTAGTGAAGCCATTGAAACAATAGGCTTTAATAATTTATATGTTGTTGTTGAGAGAGGATCTTTAGCATTAAGTACACTCCAGAATTCACCATTATAAGAAGTGAAAACTAGACCATAATTAGTACCTGCATATGCTCGACCATTATAAACGTGAATACAAGTAATTTGATATTTTTCAGCTATGAGTGATTCATTTAATATTTCATAAACTTCACCACTTTTATAAACGTACATTTTGTGATTTGCTGCAATTAATATCTTGTCATTAAATGTAGCTATAGCAGTAATCTCGGATGCAGCATTTCCAGTTTTTTGAGACCATAAATAAGCAGCATTAGTAAGATCAATATTTGTAAATGTTGTTTCGCCAGCAGAAAAATCGATAAAGCCTTTAGCGTCAGCATTTGGAAAAGAAGTTGCATCTCTGAAATCTGAGAATCTTGAAATTTGAGCTGATACTACATCTGAATACTGATCATAAGCTGCTAAAGTTATATCTCCACGCTGATCAATTGTAAAATAGTCTCCATGATACGCAATACGAGCAGCATAAAGAGAAAGTGGAGTAGTAAAAGTAAAATTTAAATAGTCTGTTGTTTCTGAGTCTGCAATATTCTCAACAATATCTTCCCACTCAGATGTTTTAGTTTTCTTGATTTGTAAAATATAAGTTTTAGTATTTTTTGCAGTAGCACCCACAATTAAATTAGTTATTGTCGGATAAATATTGTTTGCAGAATTATTTGTATCTTCATAAACTGGTTCAAACTTTTTATAAACATAATTAGCTTGTTCATTACCAATAACTTCATATTTTGAAAGATCTGAACTTCCACCATAAACAGAAACTTCTTTGAGAGGAACTTCAAAAATATCAAGTAAGTAATCTTTAGATAATAATTCTGCTGAAGCTGTGTTGAATGCTGTAATCTTATAGTATGGAGATGTATTTGCTATTCTAATCCATGTTAAATCATTAGAATTATAATACGCAAATTCTGAAGAAGTGTTAGAATAATTAGCAATATCTATAGAAGCAGAACCTACAGAGGCTATTGGTAAATTATCTAAAGTTATATGAACCCAATAAATTGTATCTAATGCTAAAGTAACACCTGTATTTGTAAATGAGTATGTATCAAAAGAAGTTGTCAAGTCATCAATTTGAATTGAAGCAAAACTTCCTAACAATGTAGATGGCGTGTCATTAGTTGCGTCGTGAGTGTAAAGAGCAACGTTTATTCTATCTCCAAGATTGATAATACTTCCAGTTTTCTTAAGTTTTAAATAAATTGTTGAAATATTTTGATCTTTATCAGAAACAATTTTAAAAGCGTTGACAGTTTGAGAAAATGAATAAGATGTAGTTGTGTCAGTAAACTCAGTTGTTACAGAAGAATATCCAGTACCAGAAAAATAATGAACTTTAATTCCTGGATCTACATCGTCAGCTTTTCTATTTAGTATCAAAATGCCTTTAGGTGGATTTGTATCATAAATGACACTAGCGTTAGGATAAAATTCAGACTTTACAAAAATATCTGTTGTTTCATCTTCAATTTCATAACCTATAGAAGTGTTATTATTTAAAGAATTGTTCCAATATATAGGATCAAAGAATCCAAAATTATCATAATTTGCAAGATTTGTTATAGAAGTAGGTTCAAAATCATTTATAAATGCATACCCGGAAGCACCAAAAAGTTGTAAGCTTCCCTGTTGAAAAGCAACTTCAACAGAACTTCCTGAAGAAACTTTGTTGTAAAGTGATAATTTTACGTTGTGGTCAGATCCTGTTGATCCTGTAGATGCATTTTTGACTGGAACTGATTGTCCGTCAACTAAAACAGTAAAGCCTGTAATTCCAACTCCTGGCACAGCTGGATATGATTTGTTTAAGTTAAAGTCTAAATATAAATCGTATCCTGTAGTTGAAACATAACTTGTTGTAGATGCAATTGCACTATAGCCACCACCAGGAGCTAAAGGAAATGTACCTCTATAAAGATTCTTAATTGCTAAACTTGAAAAACTTAATAGTTCATTTAAATTTCCACTTTGATCAGTTATGAAATCGCTAGTGGGTTTTGTGTAGCTTAATATAAATGTATCGTTTGGACCTAATCCACTTTTATTAACTGCTAAGGCATATTGAGTTACACCAAATCCATTATATGTTGTGCTTGAATCTGTAATTGAGTAGATTTCTTTGTAAGATTCTGCTTCAACGTGGTATATACTAAATCCAGTCGCTGATGTGCCTGGAATAGTATGCTCAGACATAGTAACATTAAAGTCAAGAAATACTGTTGGAGCTGTTACGGATGTCTGGGCATTAATTACAACAGGTCTTGATATGTCTGAAACTAAATTGGTTATAGCTAATCCTGAAAAGGCAACTGCATAAGTAAGCCCTGTTCCAGTGCTATCTTTTATTTTAAAATAGTCAGATGCTGGAGGATTATAAGTTATAGTCGCTGGGTTTGTACCATCATCAGAATCAATTTTTCCAGATAATTGCAAAACAATTATTTTGCCATTGGTAGCACTTGTAGGATCTAGAACATATCCGTTAGTTATAGCAATGCCTGAATTATTTTGTGAAACAGCAAAACCACTTATGTTTGTAGTTGGAAGAAGGGGTGGAGTAGCTTCTGTGTAGTAGACGAAAACTTTAGTTCCGTCTGTACTTGTGGTTGAATAATTGAATACAGGAGGATTAGATTCTTTAGTAAGATTGGTAATCCCAACACCTGTAAATGATGATACAAATGATTTTTGTGTATCGTTGTCGGATAATTTTGCGACTGTGCTGCCAAAGCCTGTAGCATCATAAGATACAAATACGGTTTGTGCAGTTAAAGCTACTCCACTACCATTATACGAATAATCTACAATTCTATTAGCATCAGATAAAATCAATTGTAAAGTCTTCGGAGAACTAGCGTCAATGAAAGTAGAAGATGGATTTACAGTTGTTGCAATAGAACCAAATTTTTTAGTTACAGAAAATCTTAATTCAAGACCAGTAGCAGGTTCAATTCCAGTACTATCAATATCTTGAAAGTTTAAATAGATTCGTTTTCCATCAAGGGAAGTATATGACAGATCTGTTAAACTTGTAGAGATTCCTGGACTTGCACCACTAAATGCAATAAATGTATTTCTAATATCTTCGCTCATTATGATTTAATACTTCCATAGTGTCCGCTTAAGAAAAGTTTGCCTTTGTAACTGATCATAGTTAGCGGTCTAATAACGCCATTCAGATTATAATTACCAGCGTTATCAAAGATCTTTTTTCTTTCAAAGTTAATATCTTCTAAATACCAACTTTCTGAATCTGATTTGTAGAAGAAAATCTTACTTTGTCTGTCGTTAGGATTTTCTGAAATCTTGTCGCTTATAAATCCGTCTGTAGCACAATATAATGTTCCATCGTGATAAGTAAATAACCTAACACCTCCGGTTGATGGAAGCTTTACTGATTGATTGAAATCAATTACTTTGTAATTTGTTGGAGCATAAGTTTGTCCAATAATGAAAGAAATTTCTGAATATCCAACTAAAGAATCTCCAGCATTGTTATCAATTTTTCCAAACTGAATAAAAGGATGATCGTAGTCATGGCTATTTGCTGTTGAATCTAAGTATTTTGCACTGTAAGTATCAAGCGAAATGAAATTCTTCTTTTCTAAAAATGGATTTTTTTGTTGTCCTAAATAAATTTTGATATCACGATCTTCAATAACCCATCTTATTTTTGAAAGTTTATTATTGATATCAAATACATCTTCATTAGATTGAATTTGAATCAAGTCAATAAAAATTTCTTCTGGTCTTTCATTATTTTCTGGTAGGTCAACAAACTCTATTTGAAGTTTTCCTATAGTTCCTTTCCAGATAGGTTCAATTTTATAATGAACATATTCGTCAGAAGTATGTAAAGCTGTTTCTGCGCTTATATTAAAAATGCCACCATCATAAGCCCAATAAGCTTTAATTTTTCCGAGTGATAAAGATTTTGATTTTGGTTTAGCTTTTATTCTAATTGAAATAACAGAATCCAAATCAACTGTTAAACTTAAATTATCAACATAAATTGATGGATTACCAGTTAATGCAGGAGTAACTTTTAGTACATATTTATTATAAGAATCATTGAAAACATCATAATTAATTTCAGTTGTTGCACTCAAATCACTTACAAATTTCCCAATTGTCCAAGATTGTACACTTGATGAAACTGTTCCTCCAGAAACACTGTAGAATTGCCAATCAGCTACCAATCCAGTTGTAACAAGATCTTTTTCAACTGTGTTCATTCCACTTGAAATTTTAAAATTTGTAGAATTGAATTCAATTGAATATTGACCATAAAGATCTGCAATTTTAAAACCTTGATATCCAAGAAGTGAATTGATAGGGATTTGTTCTGCACTATTCAGAGTTGTTTCATTTCTTAAATCTGATGATGTTGCTGCTTGACTGGAATTTAAATTTACAACTTCAGCTTCAAAAGTATAACTTGGCTTTGTGACTAAAAAATCACCAGAAGATAAATAATCTGTGTAATTTAAAATATATCTATTTCCAGTATTTATATAACCTGTTTCAATATAGAATCCAAGCTTTGTACTTCCAGAAACAATATATTGAGTTATATTTACAAGTGAAGGAATATTGTTGACACCATTGTAAACATAAATTCCATTATAAATACCATTTGTGCCTGAAGCTGTCTGATCTTTTAATAAAAATAGATCATTTAGAATCAAATCATATCCATCAAGTGAAGTAAAATTGTTCCAACTTGTAATTTTTTCCCAAGATGAACACTTTACATTAATAAAGTTTTGGCTAGGTAAATTTTCTCGTAATAATTGTTCCCAATCAGAACCTTCAGAAATTTCATAAAGTCTAGCGCCATAAGTTGTAGCTCCTGTGGAAGATCTTGTGTTACCCTTTATGACTAAAAATTCATTAAACTGCTCAGGACTGTTATCTTTAGGAAATCTTGAAATTGCTACATTTTCATCATTTCTAGATAAAGTATTATTATCGTACGAATAAAATTGTGCTGGAGCTGGATCACTCATAAAAACTTCATCAAAATAAATTGATGTCCAACTTTCATCTGTTGTAGGATTGGATAGTGGTATTTCAGAGTAGGTCCATATTTCAGGTTTTCTATCTATACCGGCTAACACTTGATTTTTTCCAACTGCTAAACATCTAATTCCAAAATCAGCTGGTTCATAGTCAGTAATATTATTTGTAATTAAAGTTGAAGTTTCTAATGATTCAGTTTCTGTTTCTTTGACAATCACTTCTTCAGTAATTAAGTTTGTAGGCTGAGATAAAGATAAAGTTAATAGTCTGGAATATCTGTGAACTTTCTTGTTTAAAGCTCCAAGAAAGAGTTTATTATAGGCAGAAACCATAGAAAGAATTCCACCTGAATTTGATGCTAATTCACCTAATGGATAAACTTGTTCCCATTGACTACCGCTATACGCTGAACTTAATTTAGATCTGAATAATCTAGGCAGTTGGTCTGAAGCTACATATAAATAAGGTTCTGATTCGTGTTCAAACTTGTGCTCTACCATAGAAGAAGCAGAAAGATCTACATTATTATCTTGAAGAATAAAAACAGGACCACTAATGTATTCACCATTATAGAACCAAATTTTTCCAGAAACACCAGCAAGATAAATACCATTATCAGAAGCAACCATAGAAGTAATTGCTCTTTCTGATTGATTTTCAAAATCAATTATTTTTTCAAAAGATACTAAGTTTGCAGTGTGAATTGAGGCGTAGTATCTTTCAAGAATTACATTGATAACAGAACTATCAATAGGAGTTTCAAATACAAGATAGTTTTTATAACTATCAATTCCATAATTGACTGAAGAATTGACAAATAATTCATCATTGGAACTTACTTTATAAACTCTTCCCAAATCATCTGAATTTGTACCGACTAGTTTGTAAGCTGTCCCAGAAGTATATGCTGGATCAAGACTATCTACTAAAGAAATATTAGTGAATTTTTTCTTTGATATTCCAGAGAAGTATAATATTTTTTCGCTGTCATTAGGTCCATTCCAAGAACAACTAGCTGTAAAAATTGTTGGCACCATTATACTTTTGGTCTCCTAATTGCATTCCACTTAACTTCTGGTTGAGTTATATTATTTCCAAAATCTCTAAATTTAATTTCAACTTTTTTGACACCATCATTTTCGCCAGCAAAATCTATTTTTACATATGAAGAATAAGGTATCCATTCTGACCAATCGCCATTTCCTGTGTCTAAAAGCCTTCTTATTTGAAAGTCTTTTATGCCAGTAACTAAATCAACGCCATCTATTTTCATCCAAGATTGTGGAAGATTAGATATTGTTGCTTCTTGATTTGTTTTAGGATCAAAGAAATTTACAGTTCCATAAGGTGCTTGAGTGTCTACTAATGCCTGAGAAGTTGCAACAAATGTCAATGGATTTGATTCTGAAATATTGCCCATATAATCCATTAATTGAACCCAAATTTTTCTTTGCCCTGAAAATCCAATATTTTGATTATCGAAAGATGTATTCTTTGGTCCAAGTGCATAGTAACTTAAATGACCATACAGATATAAGAAATATTGATTGTTCGTATTGACTATAAATTTACTCCAAGGTAGCCAGGAAGTGTAATTTATAAATGAGTTGTCAATTTCTTTACCAACTCTAAAAGCAAGAATTCCAGATTCATTATCTTCTGCTTGTATAGATAATTGAACCATTCTTAAAGTAGATTCTGTAGCAACCAAAATATTTGGAACATCACCAGAATATGATGGAGCGCTAACGTCTACTTGTGACGGGCTACTTAATTTTGTAGAGTAACTAGAAATATTTCCATGAGACAAAGCTCTTACTCTGTATTGAATTGAGTTATTATGAATTGAATTCTTGGCTTTCTCTTCATATCTAGTATGAAGTTTGTGCCAAAGATTATTTGCTCTTCTATAACCTGAAAATTCACCATTTTGAATGAAGTCTACGTCAGAAAGCTCTATGCCATTTGCTCTACCTAACGCTGAATTGAATGGAACAGTTATTGCAACCCAAATGATATCAGATTGAGTAATATTTTGATTCCAGTCTGAATCTGAGAACTGTACTTGAATGAGATTGTTGTTCGGGCTATTATTGAAACCTGCTACAAATGGATTATAAGATACAGACTTCCATGTAGTAAGAGGATTGCTGTAATCTGGCAATGATCCTAAATTCTTAAAAAATCTTATTTTAAGTTCATCCATAGGAAATAGTTTGTCATATCCATTCCAGTGTAATTTAAATTCAAATAATTTTGGTTTTGTTGTTGTGATGAAACTTGATATTTCTCCAACAGTAATAGATTTAAAGAAAGTTGTACTTACAAATCTGTCAACTAGATTGCCGTTAAAAGTAACTTGAGACTTATACCAATTAGTATTAGCATTTATAGTGCCTCCAGTAACCCTTAATGGAACATCGTACTCTGTTGATGTAAGTGAGAATCCAGAAACAGATTTAGTGTAAACTCCATTTTCTGTATTATCAATCTGATCCTTGACAAGAATTTTACTTCCAACAGCTAATGAAGCAAGCGTAGTTCCATCAATTGTTAAAGATGTAATATTTGCAATTGTTATATTAGATCCTGTAGTTGCTAAAGAAATTATATCTGGAGTTGGTTCTACAGCTGAAAATGCTAAATTTGAGGCTCCTAACGTTATAGGATCTGGGGTAGACAGATACCATTTTGTGCTACCAACAGTGTAGTCTGTTGGTATTCTTACCATCATGCCTGAGTAGATTTCTGAACTACTATCCATTTCAGTAGCTCTAGTCAATCTCCAAGTTGTTGTAGCTGTACCAACTCTTGATTGATAATAAACTCCGTTATTTGCTGTTGTACCTTGCCCTGCTACAAATATATAATCTGAAGTAGAAGTTACATATCCGCCATTTAAAACAAGTGTCCCAGCAGTACCGGCAGCAAGAACATTTGACGCATATGTTGGTGAGTTTGGTAGAGGACTAAAAGTGTAATTTACTGCATCTAAAGTAAGTTTTGGTAAAGTATTAGCTGTTTCATATTGATAGTCAATTAAGTCTGTCAATCCACTTAATAATTTCTGCCCTAAGTAATGTTTAGAATTGGTCGAACCTTCATCACTTAAGAGAAAAGTTTTGATTGTACTATCATTATCAAACTGTTCTTTGTAAAAATTAGGAATTCCTGACCATTTCAAATCTTGGAAATAAGTTATTCCATTACTGTTATAAGAACTTTTTCTTACACCAAATCCAACAAAATATCCCAATCCAGAAGAGTTTGAATTGATAGGCAAAAGCATATCAACAACCCCTACTAGATTAATTCCGTTACCTGTAATTTCTTTTACTAATAAATAAGTTCCAGTAAAGTTCTTGTTCTTGTTTCTTCCAGAGTATGAATTAGGTAGTTGTTCAGTAATTTCAAAAACAAATTTACTTACAGCTGTTTGTGGCTTATAAGAACATAAAACTTGTCTTCTTAATTTATTATCATCACTTCTGTAAGCAACTGATATTTCATTTTTTTCTCCACTAAACTTTACTAAAATTGTTGGAGCATTCAATGGAGAATCTGTGTAAGCAAATCCATCATCACATCTTACTCCAAAAGGTCTATCCCAATTTACTGTAAGACTATTTTGTGTATGAGATCTGTAAGAAGACACTGAGCTAAACGCAATGTAAACATCATCAGAACCATGGCTAAAAGCTATTTCAAATTTACTTCTATTGCTTAGAGATGGCTTATATAGTTGAAGTTCATAATGAATCGGAACAGTGTAAGTGCTAGAACTATCTATTTTGTTTATTTGATATAAACTTGTTGTTACTGATGTAGTAAAAGTTAAATCAGAAGGGTTATCTGTGAGTACAATGAATTCCTCATTGACAGCATCACTCCATCCATATTCAATTTCAGTTACAGGTGAATTGATAATTGATATATCATCATTAGTACAGTCACCAATATCAGTTGAAAGTTTTGATTTTCCTTGAGCAATAAATAATTCTTCAACAACTAGGCCTCCAGAAAATGTATTGCCAATTGCTTGCGAAATTTGATATCCAAAAGCACTTCCTACAGATGAACTACCAAAAGATGTCAATATGGCATTTCCTAGAAGATAACTTTTTCTTGATGCTATTGATTGATCTAAGTAAGGTGTAAAGTATGCTTCAACCATGCAAAGATTAGTAGTACCCATTGATGAGTAATACATTTCCATCAAACCGCCTGACTGAAGTAATGGAAGAATACCGTGAGGAAGTGAAGTTGTTTGTTTATTTGCGCTATCTGTACCATTAATTCTTGTGTAAAGATATGCGGTTGGGTTATCACTATTTGGAATGTCTACTCTACAAACAATCTCATTTCCATTAGCGCTTGTATCAGGAGCTGCAAAAAGTTTCAAATATGCTTGTGAAGTTACAGCAATTCCAGAAGTTGTAAACGAAAATCCAGCCTGTGTGTAAAAGTCTGTCTTATTTGCTGTTGGATATAATTTTGTTCTACTGTAGAAAAATGCGCCTTTTCCATAAGTTCCACTAGTAAGACCAATATTTGCGCCTAAAGATATTGATTCAGAACTATAATTACCATCATAATATCTGTAACTAGCAAAAGTTGTTGATGCTATGGATGCTGATGGTATAAGTGTTCTTTTAGTGCTGCTTTTTGCTGAATAAGCATCATATGTCCCACCAGTATTAGAAATTTCATAAACACTAGCGACATATCTACCAATTCCAGTAGTTTCAGTTTGAGCGGCTACTTGGTTTCCACTTACAAATGAAAGAAGAGTATTTTTACCAACAAAACCAGATTTTGCACTTGGGATTTCTGGAAAATCAGGATTTACAGGAATTTCGCCTTCCCATCTAATTTGATCAAAAATACCATAACCCATTGGATACTCAATATCAGTACCATTTGGGCCTTCTAAGATAGCTTTCATATATACAGTAGAAAGACCACCAGTTGCGCTTAAAGGCCAGTTATAGACCTTAAATAAGCCTGTTCCTCCAGCAGTAGGAGTAGCCATCGTTCCTTGAGTCTGAGTATTGTCAAAGAAATAAAGTGGATTCAGTGTGTATTCATAATCATAAGCTGGATCGAATACGTAAGAGCTTGAAGGCCATGTTTGAATTGCAATAGTTGCTACAGGATCAAATTCTGGATCATTGGACAAATAAAGTGTCTTGATTCTTCGTAAATATGTTAATTCACGAGTGCCACTATCTCTTACTTCAAAGCTAAAAGTAAGAGTATTTTTATTATTATCAAGCGTAGGATCTTTTGAATAAGAATTACTAGTATAAGGTTGACCTAGGTTAATAAATTCAGATTGTAGATATCCGCTTGTAAGATTGTTTGGTAAAATTATTGTAACGTTATATGGCACTTGTAACCACCGCTAAACAGGGAATATTAAAATATTCTTTGCCAGCCGTTTTGAACCCTATAAAAGTTGAAAATCAAACTGGAAAGGTATTGATTTTTGTACAGTTAAAGGGCAATGTACGTCGAAATACATAAATCCATCTACATAATCAATATTATTAAATCTTCCCTGTTTGTAGAAAGTGAATGATGCAGAATAGACCGAAATGTCGTTAGTTGTATCAGCAGAAACAAAATACATATCTACATAAACTGGAGCTTTGACTGTATCCAACCCATTAGGAAGATAAACCTTGAGCTGTAATTTTGGAGATATGTCGCCAGTTGATAATGTATTTTCAATAACAGTATTACAAACAATCTTGAAATAAATTGTTTTTGAAGTTGGCCCCAATCCAGTATTGTAATAGACAATATCATCAGTTAAAGAATTTGTATCAATTAATGCTGGAACAGTTGATATAACTGGGTTTCCTTGTCTTACTGGTCTTGGAGTAGAAAAGGCAAGATCATCATAGCTTCCAATTGAAAATTCAGGCATTTTGCAAGTATCATCAATGAGAAATGAATTAGTTGCAGTGAAAGATCTAAAACTCTGCGATTGAAAATTATTTGCAAAAGAACTTAATTCAGAAACTTTGATAGTTTGTTCTGATTTATCAAGAAT